TCGTTAAATAATGTCCATAACACAAAAGCACCAGTAATCCAAGACTTACCTACACCTCTAAAGGCTTGGATCTGTAATCTTTTTGGTCCATTTTGTAAGTAGTCAGCTATAGCATACTGTGCTCTTGTGGGGGAAGGTAAATCAAGTTGAGACCACAGGGCTTGTAGAAACAACTTGAAATCTTCTTGTAATGTGGTTAAAGGGTCGGTCATACTTTATAACGATTACCGAATCCACTAGAATCTAGAGAACCAGCACCGCCTTTTTTAAGTTTTTTTAGAAGTTCTCGAACTGCAGGGTCTTTACCTGAACCTTTGTACATAACTCCAGGTATTCCTGCAATCATAAGCTTTTCTTTGTTAGTTAACTTTTTACCAGCTTTCTTTTTCTTTAGAATAGCTTTTAATTTGTCTTTGTTTGCCATGGTTAGTTAGTTAGTTACGTTTGCGAGCCATTTCAATAATAATTTCTTGAGCAGTATCTCCTTGTCTTGTAAGGAATTGCCCGATAAATTCATCCCAATCTTTTTGAGTAAAGTTAGCAACTACATTACCTACATCTTCATATATAAATTGAGATATTACTTTATCATAATCAGGAAAACCTTTATCTTTTCTTATAGTATCAAGAAAAGCATCCCAGGTATCTACTTTTCTATTCAAAGACCCAGTTCTCATGTTTTCTACTTTATTTAAAGCTGTTATATTTCCTAATTCATTAGCACCTCTTCCTGAAAATGCTGGAACATCTTTTTTAATATTATCGTAGAATTTTACATCAAAAATATGTTCTAAAGATAAATGCTCTGCTTTAGGAACAGTTTTATTATATTTTGTTATTGCACTTCTTATTTTACTATTAACAACTCTCTGAGTATCAATATAAAGTGCTGCTGCTTCTTTAGCTTGAGTTCGATTAAAATGTTTTCTAAATAAAGGTTCTATACTCTTAAGGTCAGCACCTTCACCAGTTAATCGTTTTAAAGCTCTTTTACCTTCAGAAGTCATACTACGCCAACTGTAACGACCATCTTTCCACATGTATCTAAATTTCTCACCTTTAGGAGTAGTGATATAATTATCTCCTCCTTTATATTTACTTAAATCTGTCCAACCTCTTCTATCAGCTGTTTGATTTATTAAATCTTTCATTCTTGATGTTTTAGCTGATATTTCTGAAACAAATGCAGTATCACCTTTAAATTTCCTAGCAATTTGTACGTCTGCAACAGAAGGTGGTAGTTTAGTTAATTTTTTAGGAACTGGAGCTACACCACCACCTGTTCTATATACCATACCTGCAATAGATTCAGGATCAGCAGTTTTAAATGCAAATTCAGTTAGGTCTCCAACAGCTGCACCAGACTTAACATATTTAGCAGCTTTAGGAGCACCACCAGCAGTAACTGCTATTTCAGTAGCAATACCTAGAAATTTAGCACCTCTAGGATCTATACCTAAACCTTTATGAGCAATTGCTTCTACAGGTTCAGCTATAGCTTTTTGTCCTAGCCAGCCTATACCTTCTACAGCTCTAACAGCTCCAGCTGTAACTACATCAGCAGGATTTAACCATTCTTTACCTTCTAAAGTCCTAGCATCCATATATGTGTCTCTTAAAACATGACCTGTAATACTAGCTCCTTCTTTTAACCATTCAGGACTATCTTTTTGAAGTTTTTGAACGACACTAATAGTCCTATCAATGGTTTCCTTACCAATGGTTCTATCTTTATAACTTTGTATTAAATCTCTATTTTCTGATTCTTCTTCTTTCTCTTGACCTGGTAATGGTCCTCCTATGTAAGACATAATTAACTAATATGTGTAAGGATCATTTGTTCCCTATCGGGTATTGTTCCAAAAGTAGCTCGCATCCATCCGAGCCAATTACTACTCCCCT